GAATGTTGGTGCTTCTCCGTCTGTTGCGGGTGCCCCGGAGATGTCGCCTGCCTCTGGTGTTAAGGCTATTGTGGGTGATTTCTCTCGTGTTCATTGGGGTTTCCAGCGCAATTTCCCGATTGAGTTGATCGAGTATGGTGACCCGGATCAGACTGGCCGTGACTTGAAGGGCCATAATGAGGTTATGGTTCGTGCCGAGGCTGTCCTGTATGTGGCTATCGAGTCGCTTGATTCGTTTGCTGTTGTGAAGGAGAAGGCTGCCCCGAAGCCTAATCCGCCGGCCGAGAACTGATTCATTTGTTGCGGTGATGTGTCAATGTGCAGGGGGTGGTGTTGATGGGTATCATTTTGAAGCCTGAGGATATTGAGCCTTTCGCCGATATTCCTGAGGGGAAGCTTGAGGCGATGATCGCCGATGTGGAGGCTGTGGCTGTCAGTGTCGCCCCCTGTATCGCTAAACCGGATTTCAAATACAAGGATGCCGCTAAGGCTATCCTACGCAGGGCTTTGCTACGCTGGAATGATACCGGGGTTTCTGGTCAGGTGCAGTATGAGTCTGCGGGCCCGTTTGCTCAGACTACACGGTCTAATACTCCCACGAATTTGTTGTGGCCTTCTGAGATTGCCGCGTTGAAGAAGTTGTGTGATGGTGATGGTGGGGCTGGTAAAGCGTTCACTATCACACCGACCATGAGGAGTAGCGTGAATCATTCTGAGGTGTGTTCCACGGTGTGGGGTGGCGGCTGTTCGTGCGGGTCGAATATTAACGGCTACGCTGGCCCTTTGTGGGAGATATGATATGACCAGTTTTCCTTACGGTGAAACGGTTGTGATGCTTCAGCCGACTGTTCGTGTCGATGATCTTGGCGACAAGGTGGAGGATTGGTCTAAGCCTGTCGAGACTGTGTTCCATAACGTGGCCATCTATGCTTCCGTTTCGCAGGAGGATGAGGCCGCGGGGCGTGACTCTGATTATGAGCATTGGTCGATGCTTTTCAAGCAGCCTGTCAAGGGTGCCGGTTATCGTTGCCGGTGGCGTATTCGGGGTGTGGTGTGGGAGGCTGACGGGTCTCCTATCGTGTGGCATCACCCCATGTCCGGTTGGGATGCTGGTACGCAGGTTAATGTGAAGCGTAAGAAGGGCTGATGGGTTGTGGCTCAGGATGTGAATGTGAAGCTGAACTTGCCGGGTATTCGTGAGGTGTTGAAGTCTTCTGGGGTGCAGTCGATGTTGGCTGAGCGTGGCGAGAGGGTGAGGCGTGCGGCTTCGGCGAATGTGGGCGGTAATGCTTTTGATAGGGCCCAATACCGTAATGGTTTGTCGTCGGAGGTGCAGGTTCACCGTGTGGAGGCTGTCGCTCGTATTGGCACCACCTATAAGGGTGGGAAGCGTATTGAGGCGAAGCATGGCACGCTGGCGAGGTCGATTGGGGCTGCGTCGTGATCGTTTACGGTGACCCCAGGAAGTGGGCTAAACGTGTCCTGGCGGATGATGGCTGGCTGTCCGGGATACCTTGTGTGGGGACGGTGCCTGACGATTTCAGCGGTGATCTGATTTGGTTGGCGTTGGATGGTGGCCCGCAGTTGCATGTTCGTGAGCAGGTGTTTTTGCGGGTGAACGTGTTTTCTGATATGCCTGATCGGGCCATGTCTTTGGCTCGTCGTGTTGAGGCTGTCCTTGTAGACGGTGTGGATGGTGACCCGGTGGTGTACTGTAAACGGTCTACTGGTCCTGATTTGCTGGTTGATGGTGCACGTTTTGATGTGTATTCGCTTTTTGAGCTGATATGCAGGCCTGTCGAATCCGAGTAAGCGTATCGTTGTTTTTTTAGTTTGATTGTTTTGTAGTTTGATTGTTTTTTGGGGGTTATGATGGCTGAAACACGTAAAGCGTCTAATGTTCGTTCCGCGGTTACTGGCGACGTTTATATTGGTAAAGCTCATGCCGGTGATACTATTAAGGGTGTGGAGCCGGTTCCTTCCGGGCTTACAGCTTTAGGGTATCTGTCGGATGACGGGTTTAAGATTAAGCCTGAGCGTAAAACGGATGATTTGAAGGCTTGGCAGAATGCGGATGTTGTTCGCACTGTGGCTACGGAGTCGTCTATCGAGATTTCTTTCCAGCTGATTGAGTCTAAGAAGGAGGTTATCGAACTGTTTTGGCAGTCGAAGGTTACTGCCGGAGCCGATTCGGGTTCGTTCGATATTTCACCTGGTGCCACCACTGGCGTGCATGCTTTACTGATGGATATTGTTGATGGCGATCAGGTTATTCGCTACTATTTCCCTGAGGTTGAGTTGATTGATCGTGACGAGATTAAGGGTAAGAATGGCGAGGTGTACGGGTATGGTGTGACGTTGAAGGCGTATCCTGCCCAGATTAATAAGACTGGTAATGCTGTGTCTGGTCGGGGGTGGATGACGGCTTTAAAAGCTGATACTCCTCCGACTCCTCCTCCGGCCCCAGTTCCTCCGAATCCGCCGTCCGATAACTGATACACGATTTTAGGGGATTGTTGATAGATGAGTGACACTGGTTACACGTTGAAGATTGGTGACCGTAGCTGGGTGTTGGCGGATGCGGAGGAGACGGCGCAGGCTGTTCCTGCCCGCGTTTTCCGTCGTGCCGCCAGGATTGCCCAGTCGGGGGAGTCTGCGGATTTCGCCCAGGTGGAGGTGATGTTTTCTATGTTGGAGGCTGCCGCCCCAGCGGATGCGGTGGAGGCCCTGGATGGGCTTCCTATGGTTCGTGTGGCCGAGATTTTCCGTGAGTGGATGGAATACAAGCCTGACGGTAAGGGTGCCTCGCTGGGGGAATAGTTTGGCTCCACGGCCTGATTGATGATTATCGTGGGGCCATCGAATACGATTTCCGCACCAAGTTTGGTGTTTCTGTTTATAGTGTTGGTGGCCCGCAGATGTGTTGGGGTGAGGCTGTCCGGCTGGCTGGCGTGTTGTGTACCGATACGTCTAGCCAGTTGGCGGCCCACCTGAATGGTTGGCAGCGCCCGTTTGAGTGGTGCGAGTGGGCTGTGCTGGACATGTTGGATCATTACAGGTCTGCTAATAGTGAGGGGCAGCCGGAGCCTGTGGCGAGGCCTACGGATGAGCGTAGGGCCCGGTTTACGTCTGGGCAGGTGGACGATATTTTGGCGCGTGTTCGTGCCGGTGGCGGGGTGTCTCGCGAGATTAATATTATGGGGTGAATAGTGTATGTCTGGTGAGATTGCTTCCGCATATGTGTCGTTGTATACGAAGATGCCTGGCCTTAAAAGTGATGTTGGTAAACAGCTTTCTGGGGTGATGCCTGCGGAGGGTCAGCGTTCGGGTGGTCTGTTTGCTAAGGGCATGAAGTTGGCGCTTGGTGGTGCCGCAATGGTGGGCGCCATCAATGTTGCTAAGAAGGGCCTCAAGTCGATTTATGATGTGACTATTGGTGGCGGTATTGCTAGGGCGATGGCTATTGATGAGGCTCAGGCTAAGTTGACTGGTTTGGGTCACACGTCGTCTGACACGTCTTCGATTATGAATTCGGCTATTGAGGCTGTGACTGGTACGTCGTATGCGTTGGGTGATGCGGCTTCGACGGCTGCGGCGTTGTCTGCTTCGGGTGTGAAGTCTGGCGGGCAGATGACGGATGTGTTGAAGACTGTCGCCGATGTGTCTTATATTTCGGGTAAGTCGTTTCAGGATACGGGCGCTATTTTTACGTCTGTGATGGCTCGCGGTAAGTTGCAGGGCGATGACATGTTGCAGCTTACGATGGCGGGTGTTCCTGTGCTGTCTCTGTTGGCTAGGCAGACTGGTAAAACGTCTGCTGAGGTGTCGCAGATGGTGTCGAAGGGGCAGATTGATTTTAACACGTTTGCGGCTGCGATGAAGCTTGGCATGGGTGGTGCTGCGCAGGCGTCTGGTAAGACGTTTGAGGGCGCTATGAAGAATGTTAAGAGCGCCCTGGGTTATTTGGGTGCTACGGCTATGGCCCCGTTTTTGAACGGCCTGCGGCAGATTTTTGTTG